TCTTAATTTGCCATACTTTAAGAGTGAAACAACTACAAGATATATATTTAATTTAGATGGAACAGCAGGTACACTAAATAGTTTTTTCGAAGCTTATGAAAAAAATAAACTTACTCCAGCACAATTAGAACAACTTGTTGTTAAAAGACCTGACTCCGAATTTAAAGATGGTCCTCCTTGCATAGAATCATTAACTCAAACTAAACTGAAAGATGGCAGAGACAGAGTTCTTTACCAGTACATTCAATATGCTAAAAGAAAATGGCCAGAAGATTGGGCTGAGAGAATAAATAATTTTAATTACACTCATTTTGAGATTCCTTTAACAGACAAAATTATTCAAGATAAGATAAGATCTAATAAAAAAGAATTCTTTTATAAATGTAATGAAGAACCAATGTGCAGTCATTGTGATAAAGCTTTATGTAAAACAAGAGCTTATGGCATAGGGGGAGACACCGTTTTTCCTATATTAAGTGATCTTCAAAAAATTTTATTAGATACTCCTTATTATTATGTAAATGTGGATGGACAACGAGTCAAATTAGAAAATGCTACGGTTCTTTACGATCAACGATTATTTCAAATAGCAGTTCTAGAACAAATTGATCTATTGTTGCCAACTCTTAAAAAACCAGATTGGAAAAAACTTATTCAAGGATTATTAGATAGCCGTGAAGATATAGAGCCCCCAGCAGGATCCTCAAAAATTGATCAACTTCAAGAACATTTAGAAGAATTTTGTACAAACAGAAGTTCAACTACCACTACCAAAGATGATATTGCTCGAGGAAATGTTTATCAATCCAATAAAAAACATTATTTTGTCTTCAGTAGATTTTTTCATGGATTTTTACAAAAAAGGAAATGGGATGAAAAATCTCAAGTCACACAACGAATGTTACAGGAACATTTTAAATGTGAAGAAGACAGAATGATGGTAGGAAAAAAGAAAATATCCGTGATTGTTGCAAGTTCATTAGAAAGAATAGAAGCTCCTTATAAATCTAAAGAGCTCAAACCAAAGGACCCTTATTAATGAAAACAATTGTATTAGGACCACCAGGTACAGGTAAAACTACAACGATGCTTGATAAAGTAGACGAACATTTAAAGAAAACTGATCCAAATAAGGTTGGTTATTTTGCCTTCACTCAAAAAGCTGCTTATGGAGCAAGAGATAAAGCAATGGAAAAATTTAATTTAAGCGAAGATGATCTTCCTTATTTTAGAACTCTTCACTCATTAGCTTTTAGACGTTTAGGAATTAGAAAAGAAAATGTTATGCAACCTCATCATTATCAAGACTTGGGAAAAAAGATAGATTTTCCTGTTGATTATTTAGAATATGATGATGAAGAAGGAGGAATTTTTACTACCAAAAGCGATTACCTACGCATCCTTCAATTGGCAAAACTTAGAAATATTAGTTTTGAAAAGCAATATGATTTAAAAGAACATACTCAAGATGTGGAGTTTGAAAAACTACGTATTCTAGCCCATGAATTAGAACGTTATAAAAAAGAATATAATCTTGTAGATTTCAATGACATGATTTTAAAATTCATAAAATCAGATGCGTCCCCTGCATTTGATGTCGTCTTTATTGATGAAGCTCAAGATTTATCCTTAATGCAATGGGGAATGGCTAAAAGTATTTGGAATAAATCTGGAGATTCTTATATTGCCGGGGATGATGATCAAGCTATTTTTCGATGGGCTGGCGCCGACGTAGATAGTTTCATGACTCAAAAAGGAAAATTTTTAAATTTAACAGAATCTTTTAGAGTTCCTCGAAAAGTTCACGATCTTGCTTTGAGTCTTATAGGACGTGTTTCAAATCGCTTAGCAAAAAATTGGAGCCCACGATTGGCGGAAGGATCTTTAACACGTCATCCAGATTTTGATCATATTGATATGAGTAAAGGACAATGGTTAGTTCTAGCACGTACTAAATTTATGTTGAATGATTTAGAAGAAGTACTTTATCGTAAAGGATTATTCTACAAAAATAAATTCAAACGTTCTTACGAGCAGGATTTATACGATGCTATCACTAATTGGGAAAAATTACGACAAGGAGCATCTCTGGAATATGATAAAATAGAACAAATATTCAATTACATAAGTCCTAAAAATTTACAAAAAGAAAAAATATTTGGAATGGTAAAAGATAGTTTTTACAATATTACTCAATTAAAAAAAGATTTTGGTTTGATGACACAAGCAGTTTGGTACCAAGCTTTAGATAATGCTCCTTTCAGAAAAGTGGATTATATCAGAAAAATGAGAAGTAATAATGAACAATTAAATAAAAAACCACGTATTTTATTATCAACAATACATGGTGCTAAGGGAGGAGAAGAACAAAACGTGGTTTTACTGAGTGATTTAAGTTTAAATACACAAAAAGGATATGAAAAAAATCCTGATGATGAGAATCGATTGTTCTATGTAGGTGCCACACGAACCAAGGAACATCTGCATATTGTTGAATCTAAAGATTTTTACAAAAGTTATCCCATATGAAAGTTTACGATACACAAATAGGAGGAGAACATTATCTTAAAATGAAAATTCAACCAAGTGAGTTTGCTAACAAGAATAATTTGCCTTTTGCAGAAGGAAATGCTATAAAATATATCTGCAGACATAAGGATAAAGGAGGAAAGGAAGACTTAAAGAAAGCAAAACATTATATTGATATGATTATTGAAAGAGATTACAGCGATGAACCGAATCTTAAGCCTTTACCTCCCGGTTTTACTTTAAAAGATCCTAAGAAATGACCCTTCCTTTATTTAAACCTCAAACCGAATGGTTACCTCCGACTGACTTTCCCGACTTATCTTCTTATACAGAAATTTCCATAGACTTAGAAACAAAAGATCCTGAATTAAAAAGAATGGGCTCAGGAGCTATTACCGGTACAGGCGATGTCACTGGAATTGCAGTCGCTGTTAAAAATTGGTCTGGTTATTATCCAATTGCTCACGAAGGAGGAGGAAACATGGACCGTAAAAAAGTTTTAAAATGGTTTCAAGATGTTCTCAAAACTTCCGCTATCAAAATTTTTCATAACGCCATGTACGATGTTTGTTGGATCAGGCACCTGGGACTCAAGATTCATGGACGCATTGTCGATACCATGATTGCCTGCGCATTGGTTGATGAAAATCAAATGCGTTACGATTTAAATAATTGTGCCAAACGTTATACCGGCAAAGGAAAAGATGAAAGCGCTCTTTACGCGGCCGCAAAAGAATGGGGCGTCGATCCAAAACAAGAAATGTATAAATTACCCGCTATGTATGTGGGAGCCTATGCCGAGAAGGATGCTGAAATTACCTTAGAACTCTGGCAAGAGCTTAAAAAAGAAATAGAAATGCAAGATATTAATTCAATCTTTCAACTTGAAGTGGACCTTTTTCCCTGTCTAGTTGATATGCGATTTCTCGGTGTACGGGTAAATCAAGAACAAGCTGTGATCGAAAAGAAAACATTAATAGAACAAGAACAAAAATTACTGAGAGCCATTCGCCATGAAACAGGAATCGAAGTACAGATTTGGGCTGCACGCTCTATTGCTAAAGTGTTTGATAAATTAAAACTTTCTTATAATCGAACCGAAAAGACAAAAGCTCCATCTTTTATCAAAAATTTTTTAGCTCACCATCCTCATCCTCTCGTTAACAAAATTGCTCAAGCTCGAGAGATTAATAAAGCTCACACCACTTTCATTGATACTATTTTAAAACATAGCCAAAAAGGTAGAATTCATGCAGAAATTAATCAATTGCGAGGAGACAATGGAGGGACGGTGACTGGACGATTCAGTTATGCAAATCCTAATCTTCAACAGATTCCTGCACGTAACAAGGATCTTGGCCCACGGATCAGGAGTTTATTCCTACCGGAGGAAGGCCATAGATGGGGTTGTTTTGACTATAATCAACAAGAGCCTAGGTTAGTAGTCCATTACGCAACTTTGCAAAATTTATATGGAGCAAGTGAGGTTACAGAAGCTTATAAAAAAGGAGATGCAGATTTTCATACAATTGTAGCAGACATGGCTAATATTCCAAGACTCCAGGCCAAGACTATTAATTTAGGATTATTTTATGGAATGGGAAAAAATAAACTACAAGCAGAACTCGGAGTAAGCAAAGATGCAGCAGAAGAATTATTTAGACTTTATCATGGACGTGTACCTTTTGTTAAAGCGCTTATGGACGCAACTATGAAACGTGCTCAGGATTCAGGAAAAATTAGAACTCTATTAGGAAGATTATGTCGTTTCCATTTATGGGAACCTAATCAATTCGGGATTCATAAGGCATTGCTACATGAAGA